GTGGTGGCGGCGGGGTAATGGGCGGGGTGGTTTGGGTTGTAGATACATATTACCAATATGCAGGCGGGTCTGGTGGATCTGGCGGACAGTGGGTAGGATACGTTGACGTCACGCCTGGTGCTTCAATGTCCGTCACCGTTGGTCCTGGTGGTGCAGGAAGCAATACAGGCAACGGCTCTGCCGGACAGGCCTCGTCATTTGGCGGGTTTCAGGCCGGCGGCGGATCAGGCGGGATAGGCGCCACCACGTCGCCCGGCGCCTCTGGAGCAAACGGGACGGTGTCTACTAGCGGGATTGGATTTGGAAGCTCCCAATACATCCAGACGGTCAGATCGCGCGCCACAAGCTCGACCGCTGCTGTGTCCTACTCTAGCACTGGCACTAATTACCCTGGATCAGGAGGCCAAGGTGAGTTCGGCCCAGCTGGCAGCAATGCCGCCGGTGGTGTCGGTGGCCTGGTGCTAATAGAGTGGTGACTGACATCGTGATTTTGATTCAATATTGACATTTATTCAACACGCCACAGAAAGGACATCTGATCATGGCAAAGCTATACATCACAGAATTCTCTGCGCTTCCGATCGACCTGAATCTGGCCACTCCGCAACTGGCCAAACTGCCGGGCCTGGTCGACCAGGTCGTCACCTATTCGACCTCGACGCAGAGCGCGGCATTCGCAGAAAAGACGCGCTTCATCCGCGTCCACACCGACTCGGATTGCCACATCCAGGCCGGATCAGACCCGGTGGCAAGCGGCGGCCACGTCAAGCTGATCGCCGGCCAGACCGAATATTTCGGCGTGACGCCTGGCGACAAGCTGGCCGTCGTGCTGTCCGCGTGAGGAGGTCGACATGATGTTTGTATTTGGCGGCCTGGGCCTGCTGGCCAGGGGTGGCGGCAGGGACGTCAACACAGACGGCATCGAGGCCGAGGACGGTTTCAACCTGATGTCCGAGGACGGCGGGTTCATTTTGTTGGAGTATTGAAATGGCAGACAAGAAAATCACGGCACTTTCCGTGCTGGCTGACTCCGAGATCTCACTCGACGACCAGATCGTGGTGGTCGACGTGTCGGATACCACCATGTCGTCCAGCGGCACCACCAAGCGCGCCTCGATCCGCGCGGCGCGCTATGGCGTCGATGCGCTGAGCATCGGCGCGCCGGGCGCTCAGGGTTTTGGCGTGGGCATCGCCCCCAGCCTGCCCAGCGGCTTCTTCCGCATGTCGGGCACCGAGGACCCGACCAGCGAGAACTACGGCAACTACACCTATGCCGACGGCTCGGTAATGGTCTACGTGCCGGCCTTCTTCTACAAGGTCGGCACCGGGTCCAACGGCCTGGCGGTCAACGTGGTCGATGTCAAGCCGTTCGGCGCCTTTGCCACCGTGTCGGATGCCAACGGCGCCGGCTACGCGTTGCACCGCGCCTTCTACAACGCCGGCCAGATCCGCCAGGGATTCTTCGTCGACAAGTACCTGGCCAGCAACAACGCTGGCGTGGCCAGCTCGATCAAGAACGGCGTCCCGCTTTCGAGCGCGCAGCGCGGCTCGCTCTCAACGGCAGTCTTCTCGGCACTCAACGGCGCGCCAGCCAACAACTACGGCGGCGCCCTGGCGGCCGCCAAGACGCGCGGCAGCCGCTTCTTCTGCAATACCCGCTTCATCTTCGCAGCCCTGGCCCTGCTGTCGGTCGCGCATGGCCAGGCCTCGACCAGTGCGGCATTCTGTGCCTGGTACAGCAGCGGCTCGACCAACTTCCCCAAGGGCTGCAACAACAACGCGCTGGGCGATGCCAACGACGCGGCCATTGCCTACACGTCGGACGGCAACGGCACCTATCCGTGCGGCAAGACGGGCAGTGCCAGCCTGTTCTCGCGCACGACCCACAACGGACAGGCCTGCGGCGTGGCCGACCTCAACGGCCTGCTGTGGGAGATCAACACCGGCCTGACCAGTGACGGCAGCAACTACTACCTGCTCAAGACGGCCGCCGACGCTGCCGCCATTACGGGTGGCAACACGCTGGCGACCGATGGCTGGGGCGCCACTGGCATCGCGGCCCTGTACGACAGCCTGGGCGCGACCTACGAGTCGATGACGGCCAGCAACTCCTACAAGACCATCGGCAGCGCCTCTCAGGTGCTGAGCCAGGCCGTCAGCGGAAACGCCTGGGCGGCAGCGGGCGCCGGCATTCCGCTGGTCGGCGGCACGGGCGGATCCAACCTTTTCGGCAACGACGGCCTGTGGGACTACCGGCCCAATGAGCTCTGTGTGATCTCGGGCGGCAGCTGGAGCTACGGCAGCGGTGCCGGGGTCTGGGCGCTGTATCTGAACGACGTCCGCGGCGACTCGGACCACGCCGTGGGGTTCCGCGCCGCCTCGTATCTTTGAGGCCCTGAGCGGCAGCGATAGGGACTGAGTCATGAGCCACACCAGCCAGCACATCCATGCCGAGGCCAGCCTGCACCGCAAGCTGGTGCTGTTTGCCGTGCAACTGGAGGGCTATCTGGCGCATTTCCCCAACTGCCACCGCTACGCGCTGACCCAGCAGATCCGGGTGGCGTTCGTCGACGTCTACAACCTGGTGACCGAGGCGCAAAAGCGCTATCACAAGAAGACCACGCTGACCCAGCTCGACATCCGCCACGAGCAGCTGCGCATGCTGCTGAACCTGGCGTATGAGCTGGGCTTGTTTGATTGCAGTGGTGGCCGGCGAGACGCGACCGCACCCGGCGATCACCGATTCCTGACCATCAGCAAGATGGTCGACGAGCTCGGCCGCATGATCGGCGGCTGGCTCAACAGCGAACTGCGCGCACCGGCCCAGGCAGGTGCGGCAACTGAATCCGTCAGCCCTGCGGCTGTCGGTGCGGCGGGAGCTTGACATGCTCTGTGTGATCTCGGGCGGCAACTGGAACAACGGCAGCAATGCCGGGGTCTGGGCGCTGAATCTGAACAACGTACGCGGCAACTCGAACAACAACGTGGGGTTCCGCGCCGACTCTTTGCCTGCCACGCCCCATGCGGCAACGGCCGTCCGGCAAAGAGGGAGCCACCGTCGCGGCTGGTGCCGAAATGTTTTGCAGCTGCGCCCTTTGGTAGCCGGCGTCGGCCTTGCAGCCGTCCGAGCGAAAACTGGCGCAGCAGCGCAATTGCCACAGGGGGACGCATGAGGCGCGCCGGCCGCCTGTTCGACCAGATCGTCAGCGAGGGCGCGCTGCTGGCCGCCTTTGCCCAGGCCTCGCGCAACAAGCGCTCCCACCGCTCGACGTTCCAATTCGCGCGCAACCTGGGCGGACAGATCGGCCGCCTGCTCGATGAGCTGCAGTCGGGCCGCTACCGTCCACACCCCTGCAACCGCTTCGTCGTCAACGAGCGCAAGAAGGCTCGCCTGATCGAGGCCCCGGCGTTTCGCGACCTCGTCGTGCAGCACGCCATCTACGCCGTCGTGGCGCCCCTGCTGGAGCGCCGCTACGTCGACACCAGCTTTGCCTGCCGCATCGGGAAGGGCACGCACAAGGCCGCCGACTGGATGCAGCGCATCATGCGTCGCGCACCGCGTACCGCCTGGGTGCTGCATGTGGATGTGCGAAAGTTCTTCTACAGCATCGATCGGTCCGTGCTGGAGGCGCTGCTGCGCCGCGTGATCAAGTGCGAGCGCACGATTGGCCTGATGATGCTGTTTGCCCAGCGCCCAGAGGCGCGCGGCGTTCCGATCGGCAACCTGCTGAGTCAGACCTTTGCCAACGTCTACCTCAATTCCCTGGACCACTTCTGCAAGCGCGAGCTCAAGGTGGCCCACTACGCGCGCTACATGGACGACAGCATCATGATCGCGCCCGATCGCCAGACCGGCCTGCTGTGGCTGGAGCGCATCACGCAGCACCTGGTGCTGCTGGGCCTGGAGATCAGCCACTACAGCCTGCAACCCATCCAGCGCGGCGTCAACTTCGTTGGCTACCGGACCTGGTCGCGCGGACGCTTCGTTCGGCCATCGCTGATTTCCGCCATCCGCTCCGATGCCCGTCACGGCCGCCTCGATGCACTGGTGTCGCGCCTGGGCTGCGCTCGGCGCACCTGCTCACTCAACCCTCTTCTGACCTACCTGAAAGGACATCACCATGCCGTCTTTGATCGCCTACCGCAAGCATATCGACACCATCCATACACGCGAGCTGCGGCTGCCTGAGGCTTCTGCCGGCCAGCGCGCCGGCCAGGAGCTGGCCAGCCTGGCGGATGGCCGCACCGTGGTCGTGATCGACGATGGTCATGATCTGCCTGAGGATCAGCACGAGGAAATCCAGGCCTCCATCGAGACCCTGCCGGATCCGCTGCCGAATGATCTGCGCGACGCCATCCGCTCCGCCAGCCCGCAGGTGCGATTGATCGATCGCCAAGTCGTGGAGCAGATCCGCGCCCGTTACTCGATCGACGACGAGATCAAGCTGCTGCGCCTGGCGCCCAGTAGCGAGACCGGCGCCTGGAACGACTACGTCGAGGACTGCCGCGCCTGGGGTCGTGCCGAAAAGGCCAAGCTGGGGCTCTGATTGATGAACCACGCAACCACGCAGACGGTGGATGCCGCCATTGCTGCCGCCGGCAGCAAGGCCACCTACGCGGGCAGTGGTGTCACGATCACTGGCTGGATGCTCAGCTCGGAATTTGCCGTGCTGGTCGGCATGATGCTCGGCGTGGCCGGCTTTGTCGTCAACTGGTACTACCGTCACAAGCTCACGAGGGCCGAGATCCGCATCATGGTCGAGCGCGACAAGCGCGAGGCGGCCGAGCACAGGGCGCGCATGGGGATGTACGAGTGAGTGCGCTGCTGTGGTTGCTGCCACTGATTCTCTGGAGGATGGCGCTGTGGCCATGAACCGCACCTTGATTGCAGCGATGACGCTGAGTGCTTCCGCCCTGGTCGGCATCGCCGGCTGGGAGCGGTACCGCGGCGAGGCCTATCTGCCGACGCCGCAGGATGTGCCAACGATCGGGTGGGGCGCCACGGATGGCGTCCAGCCAGGGGACCGGACTACACCAGACCGTGCCCTGGTCCGGCTGCTGGCCGATGCGCAGCGCCACGAGCGCCAGCTGAAGGCCTGCACTGGAGATGTTCCGCTGCACCAACACGAATGGGATGCCTATGTGTCCTGGTCCTACAACATCGGATCCAGCGCGGCTTGTCGATCGACCCTGGTGCGCAAGCTGCGCGCCAGTCCGCCAGACTACTCCGGCGCCTGCGCCGAGCTGCTCAAGTGGGACTACCAGGCCGGCAAGCGCCTGGCCGGGTTGACCCGGCGCCGCCAGGCCGAATACCAGCAGTGCATGGGAGGCTGACATGGAGATGCTGCCCAAGATAATCCTGCGCCTGGTGGCGCTGACCTGCGCGGCTGCAATGGCACTGTGGCTGACCTGGCGCGATGGTTACGATGCCGGCCAGGATGAGATGCTGGCGCGGTGGAATTCCGAGCGTATCGAGCAATCGAAAGCCAAGGCGGCTGCGCTGCTCAGGTTGCGCCAGCAAGAGCTGGTCCTGCAGTCCACGATTGATCGACTCAAGAGGGAACACCATGAGACACTGCAACGCCTGGCTGCTGAGCGTGACGATCTGGTGCACCAGCTGCGCCGCCGTCCCGAGCGTCCCGCCGGATACCTGCCCCAAGCCGCCCAGGCTGCCAGCCCTGTCGCCGCCGCCAGCTGCAGCGCAGACCAGCTTTATCGAGAGGATGCGACAGCTCTTGTCGGGCTCGCTGCCGATGCCGACCAAGTCCGAGCAGCCTTGACCGAGTGCCGCAACGCCTACGACGCGGCCAGCCAGCCTACCCCGTGACCCGATCCCGTAAGCGCCCGTCGTCCGGCGCTGCATCGCTGCCCAAGCGCCTGCGCGAAAAGCTGACCCGCCTGCGGCGCCAGGAGCAGCAGGATCTGCTCAGGCGCTACGACGAACGACAGATCGACGACAGGGAGCCGGCACCGCGGTGGATGTGAGGCGTGACGGTCTTCACTCCACATCCTCGGCATCGACCAGGTCGCCCGCACGGCTCAGGCGCAAGACGCGGCCGTTGCCGCCCTTGGCCACCAGCATCATGTCCATCGGCCCCTTGTGATCATCGGCTGGTGGCCGGATGCCTCTGTGATAGATCACGATGCGCTCGAAGGTGTCGGCCACCAGCTGGCGGGCCTGCAGGCGTGCCTCGACGTCCTGCGCCTCGACGAGCTCGGCCAGCTCGCGCCACTTCTGGTCGACGCCCGTCAGATCCGCGCGCACCGTGGCGGCCAGCTCGCGCTCGGCGGCCTCTATGGTCTCGATCAGCTGCTGCTGCTCTGTCTCGAGCTCGCGCGCCTTGCGGGCAAATACCATCGGCACGCCATCATCCTCGGCTGCCAGCATGGCGTCGGTCAGGCGCCGCAGCTTGGCCTCGACCTCCTGCAGCTGCTGACGGGCTTTGGCCAGCATGGCGCGTGGTGCGGCGCCTCGGTCCTGGCCATAGAGCGCCTGCAGGTTGACCAGGTCGCTGCAGTAGTGCAGCAGCGCGCGCTCGAAAGGCGCCACCGATGTCGAGCCCGACACCGTGCAGCCGCCGTGCGCGTAACTGGTGCAGTGCAGGCGCCGGTTGCCGTCGTGGATGCGTCCAGCCTCGTCGCGGCGCCGGGTGCCGATGTTCTGGCCCACCATGGCCCGGCCGCAGTAGCCGCAGACCGTGATTCCCATGCCGGTCAGGATGTGCGGCACCGGGCCTGACGCCTTGCGCCGCCCGCGCCCGCTGGCCAACACCTGCAGGTCTTCCCACTCGGCGGGCGTCAGCAGGGCAGGGTAGTAGCCGGGCAGCCTGAACGATTCGCCATCGACCTCGATCTCCTTCTCCCCCAGCAGCGCGCGCTGCCGGATCAGCCGGTAGATCTGCAGCGCCTGCGGGCCGCGCCCGGTCAGCGACAAGCCCTTCTCCTGTAGCGACTCAATGATCCGCTTGGCGCCGTAGCCGATCCGGTAGAGCCGCAGGCCCTCATGCACGGCCTCGACCCGCTCGGGGATCAGCTCCCAGGCGTCATCCATGCGACGCACCCAGACCGGATCCTTGCCGTTGCGGATCAACCCGCGGTAGGTGCCGGCCAGCCAGCCCTGGCACTGGCGCCGGATGCTGGCCAGCACGCGCTTAGACTTTGTGTCGGATTCCTCATGGGCTCGGATCATCACCAGCAGGCTGTAGACCAAGTCCATCGGGTTTGACTTTAGGCGCTCGCGGCTGTAGACCTTTCCGTCGCTGGCGGTCACGACGCTGATGCCGGCATTGATGATCTGCGCGAGCTGGGCCTGCGCCTGGATCGGCTCGGCGCGCGACAGCCGGTCCAGGCCCTCGACGACCAGGACCGACCCTGGCGCGATCTTGCCCTGCTCGACCGCCGCCAGAAAGACGCCCAGCGCGCCCGACTTGATGTGGTGCTGATGGTAGGCTGACAAGCCCTCGTCGCGCAGCGTCAGCGACTCGTCTAGCGCCAGTCCGTGCTCCTGCGCCCAGCGCCGCGCATAGGTCATCTGCCGCTCGCTGCTGTGCCCGCTGGCCTGGCGCGGATCGCTGAACCGCATGTAGGAATAGACCCGACCTGTCACAATTCACCCCATGACTACGACTGAAAAGACAGACTATATCCCGCGTATAGGTATGGTATCGCTCGGGTGCCCGTAAGATAGTCAACGTATACAGCGCAAACGGACGAAAAAAAACCCGCCCAAAAGGGCGGGTTGTTGCTTCACGGTAGGTCAGTGAGTGGGCGGCACGCCTTTGTAGACGCGCAGATGGCCGTTGCCCTTCAGGAAGTTGCGGTAGCAGTTCAGCGCGACCGCTTCGGCCTCGCGCGCCACGTCGACGCCAGCGGCCAGCACGTTGCCGTCCTCGTCGATGATGGCTAGGCGGGCCGGCTTGCCGTTGGCCAGCACGGTCAGGCCTTCATGGGCCACGGCGGTGATCACGACGCCCTCGATGGCGCCTGTGGGTTGGGTTCCGATCATGATGGCTCCTTCATTCGTTGCTCTTGCTCGGCGACATAGCGCTCTCCGCTGCCGGCGTGGCAGCAGCCGGCACAGGCGCTGTCGGAAAGGCTGCGGTCGTAGCGGCACTCGCGGGACATGCGGAAGGGCCAGTAGGACCAACTGTTGATTGCCACGATTTCCTTGAACGCTGGCCTGTTGTGGCAGCCGTAGCGCTGCTCGGCGTCGCGCACGCCGTGGGCGTGGACCGGGTGATCAATCACTGGCATGTCCGACCCCTTGCTCGGATGGCCTCGGCGATCTTGATGGCCCAGACGGGCGCGTCGTACTGGACGGCGTAGTTCTCCAGCAGGATGGCGCACGCCTCGCGCTCCTCCTTGATGGCCTCGCGCATGATGCCGAGGTAGTGCTCGGCGCAGGCTTTGCGCTCGGCTGCTACCGCCAGGCCAAAGGCAAACTCAATGGCTTCGATGTATTCGCCCGGCACGCTGCTTCAGTCGTCTCGGTGGTCAAGCAGCCCAGCCTCCCCGGTGGCCTTGGCAATGGCCGCTCGGATGCGATCCACGATGCCCAGCGGCACGTCGTACTCGCTCCAGTAGTCAACCGATTCTTCAAGCTCTTGCAGCACCGCCAGCAGATCAGGCGCGGCGGCGATTAAGCGGGCGTCATTGGTGGATGGCTCGTCTGTAAAACTGCAAATTGAAGTGCCATTTGAGGCAATTATTTCCCCGCAGTAGTCAAGCTCATAGTCATATCGCCACGGCCCCGGCGTGTGTTGTGTGTTGCTCATTTCGCTTCTCCTGTGATGCCGTGAGCGCGCTCGATGGCGCGGGCGAACTCAAGATGGCTATTCGGTAGCCCGTCTGCATCCAGCGCCAAAACGTCAATCTGCTCATCCGTCAGCGGCCTGGTCTTGAAAGTCCCATGCTCCTCCTCGATCCGGCGCACGATCTCGAAGATGTTGCCGTGGAAGACGCCTTCGTCGGCCAGCTCCTGGATGTGCTGCGCGGACAGCGGCTTTTGCTCGGCCTCCAGGGCTTGGCGCAGGGCTTGCTTGGCTTCTCGCGCCATCCTGTTACCCACTGCCGTTGCTGGAATACTCCAGCTCGATGATTGCCGCCAGCGCCTGCTGGGCGGCCTGTCTCAGCGTGCTCATGCGTGCACCCCCATCTCCAGTCCGTAGATGCGCTGGGCTTCAGCGCGCGGGTCGTAGGCGTCATCGTCCACTCGGTAGAGCGCGATGTGCTTCATCAGCACGGCCTTCATCTGTACGCCCTGCTCGTACAGTCGGCGCAGCTCGGCTGCGGCCAGATTGCTCGAGCATTCGCAATGGTCATCGCCGCAGTGGATCGCGTCGGCCAGGCGCAGGGCTTCGGGTTGATTGCTCATATCGCCTCTCCCGATCGCCCCAGCGCTTCGTCAATCTGGTCCAGCAGATCCTGCTCGGACTCGATCAGCAGCAGCGCCTCGAGGTCATCGACCAGCCCGCTGTCGGGGCTGGTTTCAACCTCGACCATGGAGCGCAGGCTTTCGGCCAGACGGATGCGTGCCGGCCTCAGGACTCGAGCCATCTCTGCGGCGGCACGGGCGTGCGCAGCACCTGCCCTGGCCGTCATCTCCATCGTGTCGTGCAGGGCCAGCAGCGCCTGGCGCAGCCGGGCGTTTTCGGCGCGCAGCTGGTCGATGGTGTCGCTGTCCTCGTCGTTGGCAGCACAGGTCAATGCGCTCATGCCAGCCTCCACGCTGTCGCGGCCATCAGCACTGCAGCCCCGGCGGCCAGCATGATCACGGCGGCATAGCCGGCCACGGCCGCCACGTTGGCCAGCCGATCCCGCCAGTCTGGCCTCGAGGCCGACTGCGGCCACAGCGGCAACTCAGGCGGCAGGGTCTTGGGGTAGGCGGCCTGGCGGCGCACCGGGCAGTCACGTCCCTGGCGGCAGTCGCCCCATTCATCGCAACATTGCATGGCTTTCGTCCTTCCTGGCTTGATGTACCAATCTGGGCAGCTTTTCGGCTGCCGCCTGAATGCCGCGCTGGCTGGCCTGCTGCAGCATTTCCCGCGCAGCCGCCGCTGCAATCTGCAGCGATCGCGCATGCTGCGGCGTAATGACCGACTGCTCGGCCACGCAATCCTCGATTGCGCTCAGGCCACCGCGGATCACGCGCACGGCCGGCTGGGCGTGCGCTTTCTGCTGGTCATGCAGATGAGCCATCACGGCCAGCGTCAGCAGGGTCTGGAATCCGACCAGGGCCGACCGGTCGGACTGGCCCAGGTTCAGCCAGGCGCGCGTTTCGTCCACCAGCAGGGCGTCGAGCCACTTCTTGCGCTGTTCTTCCGTTCGTTGTTCCAGCTCCGTGCCACCGGTCAGGCGCACGCCCCGGTTCAGAAAAGCCTGCAGGTTCATCCCGTCCTCCTACTCGATGCTGGCTTGTCATTCGCAGCCGCCTGCAGCAAGCCCGTGAACGGTCCTGCGACGTATTCGCGCCAGATCTCGTGACGCTTGATCTGGCCGATCAGGGCTGCGCTGCAGCCGTACCAGGCGCCCAGCTCGGCATTCGTCTCATCGCTGGCGCGAATCGCGACGATGTCATCCCAGGCAAAATTGCCACGCCCCCGGCGCGTCCCACGTGCGATTGCGGAACGCTGGACCAGCGTCAGCACCTTGCCGCGCTGCCACTGGTTCTGCTTGCGCTTGCGCAGGTGACTCAATTCGACGCATCGATCATTTCCGCACGTCGGCAGCAGCTGGATGCTGGCCGACAGCGCTTGCTCGCCATGCAGCTGCTGGTACAACCAGCGCCGCACATGCACCTGACGCTTGGTGTCACCCGGCATCTTGAAGGTCGGTGCCCCGGTTTCAGATACCCCGCCAGTCCACTCCATGCAGCCGTCGACCGGCTTGATGTAGCCGTCCAGGTGCAGCCGGATGTCGTCGGCCGTCGGCTGCCAGTCGGCCATGACATAGCGCTGCTGGCCGCACAGGTAGATCATGCGGATCAACCCTTCATCGGCCAGCGCCTTCAGCTGCTGGCGGGCTTCGACGCGGCGCGCGTTTTTCCAGTGACGGCTCGGCGACAGGTCCAATAGTCGCACCGGCGCCGTGCTGATCGCCGACAGCACGTTCTGGCGCGTCAGGGGCATGGTCTCAAGCCTCGACATCATGGCATCCCATTTCGAGCGCGACTGCGCATGCCGGCTGCCGGCCGATGCGCCACCCACTTGTCACCCCGGCGCGACGGAATCTGCAGGAAGTCCTGGCAACCCGGCCGCGCCACCGAATGGCTCCAGTCGACGCCCTGCCACTGGCCGCGCAGCCGTGCCGGCGTGACGCCGCACTGCACCTTGAGCCCGTCCGGCCAGATCACCTCGGCCACCCTGGCCGGCGCCTTGCCGGCCGGCGGCGCCGGCAACGAGGCCGCCGTCTGGATCTGCAGGCTCACGCCCAGCGACCCGTTGGGCGCCAGGCTCTGGTAGAGCGGGTAGCGGATCGTGCCGTGGCGGATCAGCTGGCCCGTCTTGACCAGGTGCTTGAGCGAGTCACGCACCTGCTGCCGGCTGAAGCCCGGCATCTCGCCGCAGATGAAGTCCAGGCTCATGCCCCTGCCCGGCTTGTCGTGCACCAGGCGGTGCAGCCTGCCGCGCAGGGTGGTGTCATGCTGTTCACTCATGCCAGCAGCCCCCGATCGTAGTGGAGCCGGGCCAGCTCGGCGCCGACCTGGCTGTGCAGCTCGTCGAGCGTGCCGGTGTTCTCGATCACCCGGTCCGACTTGACGTAGATCGTGCCCTGCTCGCTCACATGCTCGCGCACCGGCGCCACGCCTGGCCGCTCGACGCGCCAGATCACGCCACCCTGTCTGCGCACCCAGTCGGCCTCGACCTTGAATCGCACGTCAGGGATGACGAAGTGCGTCATCTTCCAATCGCGGCAGAAAGCCTTCAGGCGCTGGTCCAGCAGCCGGATCCACACGTCGCGCCCGATGCACTGCTGACCCCACTCGGTGCCCAGCGTCTGCGCCAGGTGGCGGTAGCTCACGCCGACTTCGGGGATGACGGTCTCCTTCAGCTGGCGGTCGAACAGGTAGCGGTCGGGGTCCTGCACGCCGGCATGCAGCAGGAAGTCGCGGCACATGGCGCGGATCGGCTGGGCAAACGCGGTGATCACCGACTTGCTGCCGCTGGCCTCCCAGCTGTCGCACAGGAGGTTGGCCACGGTGTCCTTGCCGCTGCCGGCCAGGCCGGTTAGGCCGATGATGAGCGCAGGTTGCTGAATGATGTCTGTCATGGGGTGGGCGTGAAAAAGCCCGCGCGGTGGCCGGGCGGGCACAAAAAACCCGGCGCGGGGCCGGGTATGTGAGAGCTTGTAGGGCGCTGGCGTCAGCCGTGGCTGATCAGCGGGAACGCCTCGGGGTGTCGGATGGACTCGACGGAGAGGTCGATGTCGAGCTCGGGCCAGTAGAGGTGATCCGGCCCGGGCGCCTCGACATGGGCGATCTGCTCAACGGTGGCCTGACGGAACCAGGGGAACTGCTCGAACGGCAGGAACAACTCTTCATCCTCGCGCAGCAGCCAGAGGCCGTGCCGGGAGATGTTTGTGACTTCAGGCGCCGAAATGACTGTGCCAGGCATGGTTGATCTCCGTCAGGTGGGTTTCGATGAGCTCCAGCGCCTCGCGCAACTGTCGCGGGTCCAGCCCGGTCGAGGTCGCCAGATGGACCGTGGGTGTCAGCCAGAACTTCGCTTCGCCGTCCGGGTGCGAGACATGCACATGGATGCGCGACTCCTCGCGGGAGAAGAAGAAAAAGCGGAAGCGGCCTTCGCGGAAAACGGTGGGTGCCATGGTGTGAATTTACTCCAAGCAGATGCAAAGTGGTTTCCGTCCGGTCAGGCCAGTCGCGGTTGTTGCGGCAGCGGGCTGGGCTTGGCGCTGGGCGCCGTCTTGGCCCGGTGGGCTGCCATCTCGAGCTGGCGGGCGTAGGCGGCGCGGCGCTCCAGCTCGGCCAGGCAGGCGCGGGCCATCAGGCCCAGCTCGTCGGCGTTCAGCATCATGGCGGGGTCGCTGATGTTGTCGACCAGCCTTCGCCAGGTGGTGATGAAGGTGCCGGACTCCACGCGCTTGACGTGGGGGCGGTATTCGCCAGGGCTGTATTCGTCGTTCACGAAGCTCAGCAGCCAGCGGCTGCCTTCGAGCCATTCGTCGTGGGCCAGCTGGGCCAGGGCCTCGGCCTGCACCTCGGCGCCGAGCTGGGCGGCGCCGGTCAGCGCCAGTCGGGTCTCCGGTGCCGGGGTGGCTTTCAAGGCGGCCGGTTGCTCGACTTCGTGGTCCAGCACGTCGAGCACCCAGCGCCGGAACTCGGCGGCCTTGGCGGTGCGGGCGAACATGGCCAGCAGGTGCGCGCCGCGCAGGCTAAAGATGCGCGTGTCCTGCGCGCCGCCGGCGGTGTCGAGCTTGACCACGGTGGTCATGCGGTCGGTGAACTCGTCCTGGTTGCGGTTGTATAGGTCCTTGATCGCATTAGCCGGGTTTTGGTAGCCCAGGGCTAGCGCAATCTGCGCGCCCCTTAGCCACGGCTGGCCGTCGCGCATGACGACATCCAGGCTGGTGGATTGGAAGGTGAGGGCGTTGCTGCCCGGGGTGTTGGCGTGTGCCATGGTCATGCTCCTAGCTGAGACTGGTTGATCCGGGCCGCGCGTTTTCAAGCACGCGGAACGGGTGGGCAGATGTTGAAAACCCGTAGCTAGCCGGGCGGGCGTCCTCGCGGATGGCCCCATCTGCCCGAAACCAGACTCGACGCAGCAGGCGCTGCGCCGGAAAGCATTCGGACATGACAAAGCCGCACTGACGGGGCGGCTCAACCGCTAGCTACAGGTGTTTTCAAGCACCTGGGGCAGAGTGTAGCGCATGATGGGTCTCAGTGGTTTGGGAAGCCCATTGATGACAATGGGCCTGGTGTCTCGGTGCGCAAACTTCCTCGCATGCACCCTCAGCACCAGCCCCCAATGCGGATGCGCCAGCGCGACCTCGAGGGACATGGGCAGCAGGCTGGCGTCGCGCGCGGCCAGGTCGGCAAAGGCCAGCCGCAGCGCGTAGCGGTGGATGGGTTCGGGCCGGCTCATCGCGCCACCTCCGGTACCGGTGCGCGCGACAGCTGGAGCGCAGTCATGACCAGGCGCAGCCGGCTGTCGTGTTCCTCGATCGTTTCGGTGTCGTCTGGTGCCATCGATCCGTCATGATTCCGGCAGCAGGCCACCAGCACCTCGCGCTCGCGCTGCATCCAAAGCTCGACCAGGCCCAGCGCATCCTGCAGGACGTTGATCCGCTCCTGCTGGCGGCGCAGCGCGACAGCGCAGGCGCGCTCGAACGGGATCTCGACATCGCGGTTGCCGGCCAGCCACATCGGGTCCTGAAATCGCGGGTCCATCACCACGGTGCCTCCCCGTTGGCGGCCAGCAGATCCTCGACCAGGTGCTCGCGCTGCTGGGCCTGCGTCAGGCTCGGGCGCTGCGGCTGCTGGGCTGGGATGGCGGCCAGCCGCACCAGCAGGTCGGCATAGTTGCGGTCGCTGGTAGTCATGCTTGCCTCGCTTTCAGCATGGCGTCGGCGGTGCTGTATGCCCACTCTGCCACGATCACGTCGGCCATATCGGCAATGATTTTGTGCGTGAGGTATGCCTGCATCGCCTTGGCCGCGAAGTAGTCGCGCAGGGTCATGCCGTGCGCAAGTTGCCCACCCAGCTTTTCGCCGTACATCTGGCCGACTACCGGAAAAGCGGGCCCCCCGTTTTTGCCAGTGCTCATTTGCGCTCCACCAGGGCGGCATAGCGCTGCACCAGCTGGCCCGGCGTCGGCTGGGCGTCCTCGGCCTCGATGCGTGCCAGCTCCACGCGCACCTTGGGCGCCTCGGCGCGGGCCTGGGCGATGGCGTCGTTCAGGTCGGCCGCGGTGGCGGTGGCCAGCTCGGCTTCGCTCGGGCCGCCGTCCAGCAGGTGCGAGGCGCCCAGCAGCGCAGCCAGGCCGACGGTGGCCAGCGACAGGTTCAGGTTCAATGCCATGGTGGAAGCTCCAAAAAAAAGCCCGCCGGGCGTCACGCGACGCACCGGCAGGCAAGGCCCCGGCAAGCAAGCAGGGCAGGGAGGAATGGGAGAGCGCCAAACCGCTCGCATGAAGCAGCGTTTTCAAACACCCCGGAAATGCAGCAGAGGGGCCTGCTGTGTTGACGGTTCCAGGCGGCTAAGACCTGGCCGGCTTGACGCTCAAATCAGCGCCCTGTGTGAACACTGCAAACTGCGCCGCCCGGCCGATCCGGTTGGTCGCTGCAGGGCGCTGACTTGAGGGTCCCCGTCTTTCCGGGGTGTCAGGTGACAGCCGGGAGCCCCCAGCCCTGCGGCCTGCGCCGCTTGACCACCGATCTCAGTTGTCGGACTCGGCCTCGCCGGTCTGCGCGACGACTTCAACAACCTGTCCGCTGCCCAGCAACTCGACCAGGTCATCCTGCCCGGCCACCTCGATGGCGAATCGCGACGCCGCAGCGTGCCGGATGGCCTGCGCCTGCGTGCCGGCGCGGATCAGGCGCTTGGCCTGGGTGTCACGGTCGGTGACCAGATAGATGCGCTGACTCATACGTGCTCCTCCTTGTCATCGCCGACAAGCGGGTCCAGCGCGTCTTCGGTCCACCATTGCTCAGTCGCGCGCCCGTCGGCACTTTTGTAGCGCACCTGATAGTGGTTGATGCAGTTGGTGTATTCGGCACGGCCAACGACATGGCCGCGTTCGCCAGATGCCTTGATCTCGACAGCCTGGCTCAGGTCAAAAGAAAAATTGCTCATTCGTGCAGCACTCTCTGGTGGTTGAAAACCTCAGCACCTTCGACACGAAGGTGCTCAGGTTTTGCCCGTCTGTTCCGGGCTGCCACCCGTCTTTCAAGCGCTTCCAGGGGTGCGCTGTATCCTTCGGTTTGTCACAACTGAAAGGATTTCCATGGATCCGAACATCAAGGCCGTGCTCGATTACGTCACGCCAGGTGTCGCTGTGCTGGGCGCTGGATTGGGCGTGTTGAATACCTGGCGCTCCTGGTCACAGGACCGCGTTCGCTTGCGGGTTGGCGTTTCGTGTGGGGAGGGCCTTATCGGCAACGATCGGGCCTTGCTGGTCAACGCAGTCAACCTCAGCACCTTTGACCTGACCGTCACGCACATCGGATTTCACCTGCTGGGCCGCCAGCGCCACTGCCAGATCTTTCGCCCGCTGCTGACAAGCGGTGAAAACCTGCCGATATGCCTGAAACCCCGCACAGCGCTGACAGCAATCCATCATCTTGGGGCAGGTGATCAGGTGCCTTGGGATCAGGTCGAGTGCGCCTATGTCCTGACGGCGTGCGGCCTCGAATTTTGCGGCGGACGAGCCTTCTTCAAAAAAGACCACCTTAGCCTGGCAGGTTCCCAGTGGCAGTAGCGCCCGAATCTTTCGCCGCAAGGCGTAAAACCATCGCATGCAAACCTCCTGATTGAAAACCCGAGCGCCCTAGCTGCCCAGGACGCTCGGGTTTTCGGCCTGGCGGTTTCAGCCCTTCGGCGCCCATCAGCGCCTACCCGGTGCGACCTGCCAAGCCTGTGCCCGTCGTTACCGCGCCACGACAGGTAGGCGCCGCCAGGACGAATCCCGGCAGACTGGCCCTGTGACTTCTGCGCGCGCCACCGTGGCGAGCTGGGTGCAGGGAGGACCAGGCTTGACCCGCTTCCTGTTCTGCAGGGGCCGATGGTGCAGGGCGTTTTCTACTAAGTGACGCCTGGGGTATCCGCTGGGTTGTGAACGATCCTGGCGGGCGGTCCGGGCACCTGGCTTGCGGTGCTGCTCGGACGAATCCGGCGCCTTCACATTGCCTGTGGTGCCGGTCCTGGCCTGCGGGCTGCACGTCGATCCGTCGGCCCTTGCCTGCGCTTTCGTGCTGGCATGGATCAAACTTTAGCACAGCTCAATAAAAAAGAAAAGCAAAGCTAAAGTATTTTCACGCACCGACCCGATCAGGCTCAGGCAAGCGGCCGGGTGGCAGCGGGCGGGCAGGGTGGCCGCCCTGCGATACGGGCGAGGCTGGCCTGCGGGAAGCCGGGCGTCCCTGCTGGGATGAGGTCAGCGCGGCCGTCTCGGCCTGTCCTGCACGGTAAGACTTGGTTTTCGCTACAATGCAGGCAAGATTCTGCACAGTGCAGGATCAGGAATTGCAAAGAAGCGCACCATGACTGCCAAGATCAAGCCGACGGACCTGCTCAGGACGATCACCGCCGATGTGGCGAGCCACCCGGATGACCTGGCCGGCCATCTGGCCGCCAAGCATGGCGTCTCGCGCTCGACGGCGGCGGGCTACATCCGGCGCCTCGAGGCCGACGGCTGGCTGCGCCGCACGGGATCGAAGACCCGCCCCCGGTTTGAGCTCGGCGCCCGGCGCCGGGTGTCGGGGCTGTTCCGCCTGGACGGCTTGCGCGAGGACGAGGTCTGGTCGCTCAAGTTTGCCCAGTTCCTGGACCTGAAGCCGAATGTGCGCGGCATCGCCATGCACGGCTTCACCGAGATGCTCAACAACGCCATCGACCATTCCAGCGGCAACAACGTGTTTGTCTGGGCGCAGCAGGACGAAGCCACCCTGACGCTGGTGGTGTCGGACGACGGCGTGGGCATCTTCGACAAGATCACGCGCGCCATGGGGCTGGCCGACCCGCGGCAGTCCCTGCTGGAGCTGGCCAAGGGCAAGTTCACCACCGACCCCAGCAACCACTCGGGCGAGGGGATCTTCTTCACCTCCAGGATGTTCGACTCGTTCGAGATCCAGGCCAACGGCCTCAAGTTCAACCACGACTCCGATGGCAGCCCCGACATCCTGATCGAGGACGAGGGAACCTTCGACAACGGCACCACCGTCTTCATGACGATGGCGCTGGACAGTGCACGGACCACGAACGACGTCTACGAGCAGTTCACCAACCAGCCGGAGGACTTCGACTTCTCGAAGACGGTGGTGCCGATGCGCATGGCCCAGTACGGGCAGGACCTGCTGGTCTCCCGCTCGCAGGCCAAGCGCATCATTGCCCGCTTTGACCGCTTCCGCACCGTGGTGCTCGACTTTGCCCAGATCGAGGAGATCGGGCAGGCCTTTGCGGACGAGATCTTCAGGGTCTACGCCAGCGCCAAGCCGGGCGTCGACCTGGTGCCCGTCAACATGACGCATCAGGTCGAGCGCATGTACCTGCGGGCGATTGCGCCCAGGGCCTGAGCACTACGACCTGATCAGCCCTTGGCGGTGGCGTTGCGCTTCAGGAATGTCACGGCCAGCGTGCCAATCGTCACGCTCACGATCACGCCGCCCAGCCAGGGCTGTCCATGCAGGCCGGCATAGATACCGCCTGCAATACCCATGACGGCCAGCACGATGGCCGAGATCTGCCCCATCAGCCGCTCGATGAAGATGAACAGGTTGAGGCGCGACTCCTGCTGGCGGCGGTGTGCAGCTTCCTGGCGGGTTTCGCTGACCACCAGATCCACCAGATCGGGGCGAAAGGCATGGAGCGCCTCCAGCTGCGCCACGGGCAGGATCAAGGCATCGTTGTCGTGGGCGTGGACCGTCAGCTGGTCGCCCTGGCTGTTCCGGGCCTCAGCCTTCAGTGACTTTGCCATGGCGCTGGGTGGCTTGACGCAGGTTTTGGCCCACGCGCCTGACGTCGTTGCGCAGCTTTTCCTGGTCGTGCCGGAAGCCGCCGCGCGACAGCTGGTAGCTGCGCTGCGGCGCCCCCCAGTTGATGGCCAGGGCAAAGCCGTCCAGGATGTTGCGTAGATGGTTCATGGTCGTGGAATAGTGTATAGCTTTTCTAATAAACCAGCCCATCTACACGACTCTCAGCACCCGCAAAGCTTTACGCCGCAACCTCCCGGTGCTGGGCGGCTTCTGACATCAGGTCCATGTAGCGCCTCCAGTCTGCCTGGCTTTCGCGCACGAACACGTCGTCGGCGTGGCGACTCAGCAGCGCAATGCTGGCTTGCGCCGCTTTCACTTGTGCGCCGCTGACCACCACATGGCGTCGCAGATCGCTCTGGCCCACGGTTTCCAGGGCCTGCAGCAGCACCAGGGTCTTCGATTCCGCTTCTCGCTTCTTGGCCGCCACATCCTTGACTGTGAAATCCACCGTCTCGGTCACATGCAGCCGACCGTTGCGCAAGGCGAATTCGGCAAACAGTCCGACATCCGGATCAATCGGGAAATGCGGCACCACCTTGTGGCGGGCAATGTCAGACGGCTCCTTGCCCAGCATGCCGGCCCTCTGGAACAGCTGACGCAGTTCGGTATGCAGGCGGCTGCTGGATGTCTTGCTGACCGTCACTCGCTTGCGTGTGGGCGGCAGCACCAGTTCCTGCAGCAGCTCCTGCGCCAGATCATCCAGGCTGCGACCTTCTGGATCCAGCATGCCGCATGGCATGCAGGACGGCCCGGCCATTCCCTTGGACAAGAAGGCGGTGGCCTGTTCGGGCTCCATGCCGCTGCGATGCAAAAGGGTCAGGGTCTCGCGCATCGATTCGACCTGGTCATGTACCTGCTGCAGCGACAGGTTGGGGTCCAGCGCCGTCAACTTGTTCAACTGCGACGCCAGGTGAAGCTCCGGGCCTTGCGGCGTGAACAGCACCACGCCGATGTTGACCACCTCATGCCGCGTGACATGGGGCTGGTAACGCACCAGACTGTATTGCAGCGCCTTGTTCATAGTTGACTCTCGATCCATTTCATGCGGGTCCACCAGATGGGTGACCACCACCAGTTGATCAGCTCCCTCCTCAAGGGTTCCGCCAGCCAGTCAGGCGGAACCGACTCCACGATATTAGCCCAGACTGATTTTTCCAGGGTGTGAATCTGCTGGAACATGGCGCGCCCGTCGCTGGGTTGGCATTGCCCGGCAGTCCAGGCCAGAGTGTAGTAACGGGTGCTGTTGCTGTCGGCCGACCAGGGCGGCACTGCGTTGGGCGGCCAGCGCCAGAGCAGGGCGCGTGAGAAGTCGATCGGCCGTAGCAGAACGGCGCCTCCCGTGCCGGTCACCAGCCAGTTCCCGGGGTGGCGGTCATCATTGCCCAGCAGCAAGTCCAGAACGAAGGCGCCGCCCATGACCTCCGGGTTGGCGAAGGCGGACAAGTCTACGGGCAACACTTGGGTGCCGAGCACCGCGCCTTCAATGCGCGATCCGAAGCAGTGCCGGCCATCCGGCAGCTCGCACAAGCACCAGTGCGGCACCGGCAGTCCCAGCGCAAACGCCAGCGCGTGGCTGGCCCATTCGGATGCTGGCAGATACGGATGGCCGGGATACGCCACCTTCAGGACGTAGCGCTGATGGCTCCTGGCCACGCCAATCCCGGGACTGTCGGCCGATTGCACGGGGTTTGGCTCAACTCGGGCAATCTTTTCAGGCAACCAGCTCAGTTGGGTCATCGCTCACCCCTTGCGCAGCGACCACCACGCCAGCACCTTGCCGCAGATGGTGATGCTGTCGCCCTCGCGCGCCAGGTCGTAGCGCTCCTCGTCGGGGAACTCGGTCTGGTTCTCGCTGCGCAGCACCAGCGTGCCGTTGCTCAGGATCAGCGCCTTCTTGAGCAGCAGCCGCCCGGCCACGTCGACCACGTAGATGCCGGGCGCGTCGATCGACCGCTGCGCCACGTCCACGAACACCAGGTCGCGGTGGTTGATCGCCGGCCACATGCTGCGGCCCTTGGCCGTCAGCACCTTGATGCGCTGCGCGTCCACGCTGCCCACTTCCTCGCGCACCCAGCGCTCCAGCACGTCGAGGTGCTGCACCACCTGCTCCAGGCCGTCCGCCACGGCACCGTGACCCATGGACGGCTCGGGCGACAGGTGTTCCAGCCGGATGTAGCCGTCCGGCGGTCCCGTTAGCTCAACTGGCGCGGGTACCACCGCACTACCGGAGGAAGGCGTTGGTACTGAGGCAGGCAGCTTTACTGCCAGGCTAGGGCTGATTTCTTCAATTGAGCATCCAAAACCGAGCATGTAGGCAGATGCGTGCTCAAGCCCGATCGGCCGGTGCCCGGAAATGTGCTGGCTGATCATTGATGGCCCACCGGGCACTTTGTAGCGCCTCGCAAACTCGGCTTTGGTGACTCCGGTTTCTTCTTTGAGCTTCTTGAATTTGGCAGCGAGGTTGGCCCCCTCACGTTGTGCCTGCGTCATGTCTTGCATATAGCAATGCTATATATTGTTGGTTTTAGCATGGCTTGAATAATCTTTGAGCTGTGCTAAAGTATTGCCTATGAACCTCAAGGCTTACTTCGCAGACCACAAGCAAGCGGACCTGGCGCGCGCGCTGGGGGTCACGCAGGGCGCGGTCCATCAGTGGTCGGCGGGCCTCACGCGCATCCCGCTCGAGCGCGCCATCGAGATCGAGCGCCACACCGCCGGCGCCGTCACCTGCGAGGAGCTCCGCCCCGACCTGGCCGACAAGCTCGGCTACCTGCGCGGCACCGTCCCGGCCACCACGCCGGCCCGTGTCGATATCGAACCGGCTGCGGCCGGGCAGGGGGTGTGATGCCGTCAGGTCTCCACCTTGACCTCGGTGTAGTTGCAGTGGTTGCAGCCGTAGGTCACATCCAGTCCGCCCACCTTGCCAAAGGTCCTGTTGGGCTGGCTCTTGACCTTGTGCCAGCGGCCGATCCCGCAGCTCGGGCAGGTCTCGAACTTCGGGGCTCCGCCGATCCGGCTTTCGAGCAGGGCGATGCGCCGCTCGAGCTCGGGCACCTTGTCCGCCACGGCGACCACGCGCTGCCACTCCGCCAGTTTCTTCAGGCTGTCCAAAAGGTTGATTGCCATGGCTGATCTTTTTCCTGTGTTTGGCGTGGTCGAGGTGGGCGACGGGCGCGTCGATCGCGTTACGCCGCATTTCCAGTCCATTCAGGTTGGCGCCTGCGACGGAGCCGTCACGCTGGCCTATGTCGAGACAGGCCGTGAGTCGGTCGTGTTCACGCTGGACCGCGAGCAGTGCGCATCCCATATCGCCGCCTTGAGCCAGGCTTGTCAGCAGGCCTTTGGCGGCGCTGATGTCCAGCGGGATCGCATCAGCGTCCGCACCAGTCTCCCTGTTCAGGCCGAAACCAGGCTGGAAATCACCCTGAGCGAGCTGGGTGGCTGGCTCGTCAAGGCCAGTCACCCATTTGGCCACGCCTTCACTGGCCACTTTCGCACCGACGCCGAAGTGCAGCAGCACATCGGCGACTGGCTGGCCGAGCTGCGCATCGAGGCCGCTCTGGGCCGTAACGAGACGATGGAGGAAACGCGAGCTCGCGTTCAGTCCATGGTCACCTTGTAAGCCTGATTGAACTCGATCTGCACCATGCGCGGCCCATTGACAGGACCTTTCTCGTTGACCCGAAACAGGGTCAAGTCGCCACTGCCGAAAGACACCTGCGCGTCGTCTTCCAGCGTGTTGATGAAGTTTTGCAGCAGGAGCTTGAGCTCGGCGCCGCTGATGGTTTTGATTGTCATGAGTCGTTCCTTTTTGGTTGATGGTCAGCGTGAGAACTCCCATCGTAGCCGACTGGAACGGCTCGCCCACCCCCAGGAGATCAGCCATGGCTGACGACAACAAGCACACCGAGCGCGTCCCGGTCAACCTGACCGAGCGCGAGTTCCTGGACGTCTGCCGCGAGGCTGATCGCATGGACATGAAGGCTGGCGAGTTTGTGCGGTTCATCGTGCGTCGCTCCTTGTACGGAAGTGTCGGCATGTCGCGCTGCGCTGTCACCTCGAATCGTGGTGACGAATAGTCCCGATGGAGACTTGCATGAGCACATCGACCCATGCCGCCAGCCGCGGCATCCAGTCCGACAACTTCAAGGCGCTGACCGCTCGCAAGCTGTCCGAGGCCGAGCAGCGCGTGCTGCACGCCGTGCGCCTGGGCCATGCCCGCGGCCAGGCCGACCTGAGCCTGACCGAGATCTGCCTGCTCATGGAGGAGCAGCTGGGCCGCCGCGTCAGCTCCAACCAGATCAGCGGTCGCGTCACCTCGCTGGTGGCAGGCGGCCACCTGGCCCGCGCCGCCCGTCGACCCTGCAGCGTCACCCAGGCGCCGCAGCAGCCCGTCTACGTGGTGGCCAAGCAGACCGGTCTTTCCATCTGATCGGCTCGATATCCATGTGTTTCGCCACGGCTAGGGTAGCTCCCGAAAAGCAGATTCGTCCCCTGCCTGCCGCTGGCACCCCCCAACCGGACGCCATGAAAAGGACGACCATGGTTCAGCAAGAAAAGGGGTTGCAATGACAGCCCCGCTAACCCCCGCAGACTGCGATCTGCGCGACTTTGCCTTCCAGCCCATCGACGTTCGTCGGCTCCTGACCAGCGAGACCTGGATCATGGGCACGGGCGACGAGCGCTCGGCTGCCATCACGCTCTGGCTCGAATGCTGGCACCAGGTGCCGGCCGCCAGCGTACCCAACAACGACCGCATGCTCGCCCACCTGTCGCAGGCGGGCGTCAAGTGGGGCAAGGTCAAGCAGCACGCCCTGCGCGGCTGGGTCGATGGTGGCGACGGCAGGCTCTACCACCCCGTGGTGGCCGAAAAGGCGCTGGCCGCCTGGATCGAGAAGCTGCTGACCTCGATATCTGGGGCTGCAGGCAACGCCAAGCGCTGGGCCATCGAGGTCGACACCCGTGATCAGGAGGCGAAGCTGCTGGACGCTATTCAGCGTCTCCGCGCGATCGCCCCCCGATCGCCAGTGCTCAAGAAAAAGCAGGTTGTCAGCATCGCCACCCCATCCAAAAGCGATCGCCCCCCGATCAAAAAATCATCGCCCCCCGATTCCTCTGGCGATCGCAAGAGAGAGGGAGAGGGAGAGAGAGATATTTATTCCGTAGCTGAAGCTACGGACGGCGGGGCCGTCAGCCAACCCGCTGCAGCCTTCCCGCCCTTGCCCGACATGGCGGCAACCCCGTCAGCCGTTGCCGACATGACCAAAGCCGAACTCTGGTCGGCCGGCAAGTCCCTGCTCGAGCAGGCCGGGCTGCCCAAGGCGCAGTGCGGCAGCTTCGTCGGCAAGCTGGTCAAGGACTACGGCGAGGCCGTGGTGGTGGACGCGGTCCGGTCCGCTGTCGCGGCCCAGCCTGCCGACCCGGTCGAGTACCTCAAGGCCTGCTGCCAGCGCTCGGCCGGCCAGCGCCAACCCGTCAACAAGCAAATCGCGCTCGAGCAGCGCAATCGGGCCGTCGCCGACGAGTGGCTGGCCCAGCAAGGAGCCGCAGCATGAACCCCGCCGTCGATCGTCCGCGCTTTGCCGTCCTCATCACCGACGCCATGGCCTTCTACGGCAAGGACGTCTCGCCCTTCGCGCTCAACGTCTGGTGGCAGGCCTGCGAGCGCTTCGACTTCGAGCAGGTCAGCCGGGCGCTGACTCGCCATGCCCTGGACCCCGAGCGCGGCCAGTTCGCGCCCAAGCCGGCCGACCTGGTGCGCATGCTGGCCGGTACCGCGACCGACCGGGCGCAGATCGCCTGGGGAAAGGCCTGCGAGGCCATGCAGCGTGTCGGCGCCTATCAGGACGTGGTGTTCGACGATCCGGTCATCCATGCCGTGATCGACGACCTGGGCGGCTGGCCCAAGTTCTGCCGGGGCGAGCTGTCGGAGCTGAGCTACCTGCAGCACCGCTTCACTGAGTCGTACCGGGCCTACGCTGGCCGGGAGGGCATCGAGTACCCGCGCAAGCTGATCGGCGACCGCGCCTCGGACGAGATGTACTCGCGCCGCGGCCTGCCGCCACCCGGGCCGGCCATCGTGGGCCATCTGCTCAAGGCGCGCGAGGTCTACCGCACTGGCAACCTGACTGGCAAGACTGCCGTCAGCTTCCAGGCGCTGCAGGCCATCGAGGCAGGCCGCATCGTGATCGGCGGCGCGACTCAGGAGGCAGCATGAACGGTGTCCGACAACTCCGTCACGACCCGGCCTTCCTGCTGGACTGGGCCAGGCGCATCGTCAGGCTGGCTGAACAAGGGGTCAAGGTCAACCCCGATGACCTCAAGCGTGCTCGTGCCGTCGTGCGCCAGTCCCAGGAAAGCGCTTGACATGGACCGAGACCTTCGACCAGGTCGCCGGGCACTACGCCCGGCTGGCCATGACGCCCGGCTGGTGGCAGTACGCCCGGCAGCAGGTGACCTGCATGGAGCAGGATCCGGACCACGGCCAGCACTGGCAGGGCCTGCGCGAGGCGGTCGGCCAGCGCATCAAGGCGGCGGGCTACCGGCCGCACCCGGACGAGATGCGCGAATGGTGGATCGCGCCCGCCGTATTGCCAGTGTCACCGCGCTGGCGTGGGAGGTGACAGCATGATCGAGATCAAGGTGACCGGGATCAAGGAGCTGCAGGCGCAATTCAGGGACTTCAGCCAGCGGCGCATGAGCGCCGCGCTGGCCACGGGCCTGACGCGCGCGGCCAAGCGGATCTCGCAAGACTGGCAGGGTCAGATCAATAGCGGAATCGACAGGCCAGTGGCTCGCACCAGGTCGGCCTCGATGTTCAGAGGTGCGACAGCCAACAGCCTGGAGGCGCAGGTCAAGCTCAAGGACCAGATGGCAGGCCTTGCTCCGGCCGTCTACCTGGCGCCGCACGAGGTTGCGGGCAGCCGACTGGTGAAGAAGTTCGAGCGTTCACTGATCGCCTCTGGCGCCATGCCTCGCGGCTACATCACCGTGCCTGGCAAGCATGCCCTGCTTGACAGCTACGGCAACGTCTCGCGCTCGCTGATCATTGCCGTCATCTCGCAGCTGGGCAAGGACTTCTCGCCCGGCTACCAGCAAGTCATCAGCAAGAACGCCAGCAAACGCTTGGCTTCGCAGGCCAAGCGTGGCAAGCGCTACATCGTAGTCAAGCCAACGGCAACCCGGGTCAGTCCTGGCATCTACGAGCGCATGTCGGACGGATCGCTTAAGGCGGTCTTCCTGTACCGCAGGGACGTGACCTACGCCAAGCGCCTGTCATTGGTCGAGCGTGGCCAGCAGGTGGGCAACACCTTTGCGACCGAGGAAATTGGCCGGGCGCTGGCTGAGTCGCTGGCCCGGCTGCAGTCCAGGGGCCGCGGAGCATGAGCGCGGTCTCCACCCCCTGCTCTGGGTCCTCCCAGGG